AGGTAAAGATGATTTTTGGGAGTTTTGTAAGTTCTATGATAAAGACTTTTTTCTTAAACGTAAATTCTTGCAACGTGTCGCTAGAGCATTCCAAAGAATCGAAGAAGGTAAGATTAACTCTTTATCGGTATCAGTACCACCAAGGGGTGGAAAATCATATATAACAACTTTGTTTTGTGCTTGGACTTTAGGTAGGAATCCTTCTGAATCTGTAATGCGTAATACTTGTACTGGAACTCTATATCAAAAGTTCTCTTACGATGTACGTCAAGTGTTAAAATCAGAAAAGTTTAATTCAGTATTTCCAGAAGTAAGTATATCTAATGATAAAGCCAATCTTAATGGTTGGAATACAAACTTATCTCGTCAAGTAGGTTACTTTGGTGCTGGTGTAGGTGGAACAATTATCGGTTTCGGTGCTACAAAACTTGCTATTACCGATGACTTGTATCGTGGTATTGAAGATGCACTATCCGATGTTACCAATGATAGGGTTTTACAATGGAAAGAAGGTACTCATGATTCACGACTTGAACGAACGTGTGCTAAGATTGATATTGGTACACGATGGAGTACAAATGATGTTATAGGCAAGAATTTTCAAGAAGGTAGTTATGATGAATCTATAGTTATTCCTGCCTTAGATGCAAATGAAGAAACTTTTTGTGCTGATGTAATGTCTACAGACCAATATAAGATGATCCGTAAGAAAATCAATCCAGATATTTGGAGTGCGGAATATATGCAAGAACCAGTCGATTTAAAAGGTCGTTTATTCTCTAACTTACGTACTATTAGTGAAGCAGACTTTAATCTTATCAAGGGTAGAAGTGCTGGAAGTATTGCTTATGTCGATGTATCAGACCAAGGAGCAGATTATACAGCTATGGCACTAGCAGTAATTATTGATGGAACAATTTATATTGCAGATTATTGTTTTAATAAAAATAATACCGATGTAACCATTCCTTTAATTGCAGAAAAGTTAAATAGATACCGAACGTCTTATTGTAGGGTAGAAAGTAACGCAATGGGGGCGGTTTTTGCTAGAACACTTCAAAAACAAACTAGAACCAAGATTTTACAAGTGCATAACACACAAAATAAAATGACTAGAATAATTATGCAATCTGCAAGTATAAATAATGCCTTTGTCTTTGTAAAATATGAGAATAACAACGATTATCACCAGTTTATGACAAACCTACTATCTTTTAGTAAGGAAGGTAAAATGAAAAATGATGATGCTCCAGATTGCTTGGCTGGATTGTCAATGTTAATTAAATCTTTATTTAAAAGACTTGATATATAAAAAAAGAGTATATTTATACAGTTATTAGTGCTTTTCTTTCTTTTCTTTCGGTGCTAACTACTTTTGATTCTTTCTTTCAAACCCTACTGATTAATTTTAGTAGGGTTTTTTGGTTATTGATGTTATTATATATTCATATTCTAAACTACTTATGTTAGATTTTAGATTTAGAGTAGAGGTGATGTAAGACAAGTTATCCCCCTTCCCCCTTGTAGAGAGATAACCTATTTTACACCACCAGATTATTTAAACTACTTCCGTTGAGTTTTGAGTTTGTCGTATCGGCTGTCAAGATTCACAAGTTGTCGAAAGAATTACTTGACATTTAAGATGATTTAGACCTTCCTTTAGAGTTGGTTGAGTATCGTCTTACATACTATGACTCTTTTTATTTGGGATAGGTATAAAAAAGAAAAACCCTTGAACTGGAACTTCAAAGGTTAACTTTATGTTTGCTTTACAGCGAATGTCTTTATTAACTCAGATAGTTCCAGTATCTGATAACAAATATATAAATAATTATTTAATTCCTTTCTTTAATCCAAGAAATAATTTTTTCTCATCATCACTTAGAGTGATCCCTAATTCTCCTTGTATTTTCATTAAAGCAGATGCTCTATAGTCAATAGATTGACTTTCTTGTAAAATATCGTTTTGTAAAACTGGTAAATGTCCGTAATCAGCAACTAATCTCAATCCTTCTTTATCTAATCCTAATTGTTCAGTAATATTATTATAAATTCTTTCAGCTTCTGGAATGATAGTAGAAGTGTAACATAATCTCTCACCATAATTCACGTTAGAGTAAGTCGAACCACTTTCGTTAGAGAAAATGTAGTAGTTAAGACCAAACGCGTCTATAATAGCAAGTTTATCAGCTTTAAGTTCATCAAATAACATTAAATCCTTAGTAGGATAAGACATTGGTGTCCATTTAACGTCGTTTTCAGAAATAATAATTTCGTCTTTAGAACGATTGTACCAATCCTTACGTATTTGTTCTTTTTCTTCTGGACTCATTGGTAAAGCACCACCTAAATCAGAGTTTGAAGCAGATAATATACCAATAGCACCAATATTCTCTAAAAGTATGTTACGTTTGTTATATTGAGCCTTAATGTTAGATAACGGGTACTTTAAAGATTCAATTCTTGATACAGAATCTAAAATATTCACACCATCCGTAGTTTGAATGATAACAACTTCTTCATTTAGCAATGTTTCTGGTTTATCACCTTCATAGTTATAAGTATAGTCTTTTATAAGACCACCTTTATCCATTTGCTTTAAAGTTCTTCCAGAAGTATTGATTTGAACCTTATGTCTAGCAAGCGGAACAAATAAATTAACTATTCCAAAACTTCTTCTTGGTGCATAACATAAAGCAGTTGAAAATAAACTATCATTTACAGATATAGAATACATAACATCCTGCCAAGTTTGCATTGGATTAGGATTCTTAATAAGATCAAGCACCCAATGTTTTTCTACTTCCGTTCCATCCTCTTTTACAAGTCTTGGTCTGCCTTGGGAAAGCATCTGAGCCTTCTTATCAATTACAGTTCTAAGTTCTGGTATTTCAACATACGCTTGAAATGGTTTTTCGGTATTCATCCAGATTGGAACTTTCTTACCATAGAAGTCGTGTTGATATGCTCTATTTGTATCTAATAGGGTGTTTATTTCCCTAAGTTGATTATTATTTATAGGTGTTCCGAAAAAAGCGTTCCAAAAAGAAGGGTTACTCATAATAATTTTTTTACATTTGTACAACAAATTTAAGTAAATATGAATAATAAACTTAATTCTACCTATAAAATTAAATCACATTCTTTAGAAATTAAGGATGTTGATGCAAAATCACGCAAGGTATCTATGTATTTAGCACATTTTGGCAATATTGATTCAGACCAAGATATGATTGTTAAAGGTGCTTTTTCTAAATCTTTACAAGAAAGAGGTTGTGATTCTTCTTCAAATCGTAAAATTGCATTCCTAAGACATCATGACTGGAAAATGCAAATTGGAAAGTTTTGTGAATTAAAGGAAGATGAAAATGGATTGTATGCCGTAGGTGAACTTGGAAGTTCTACTTTGGGTAATGATGCTCTATGTGATTACCAAGATGGTATTATACGTGAGCATTCTATTGGATTCAAATATATCACTGATAAAATTAAGTGGATTAAAGATGAAACTACAGAAGCAGAAGGATATTGGCTAGTTTCAGAGGTAGCACTTTGGGAAGGTTCAGCTGTTACTTTTGGTGCTAACGAAATGACCCCAGTATTAGAAATTGGTAAATCAGAAGAAAAAACTAAGATCATCACTACTATTACAAAAGAAATGGACACTATTGTTAAGGCTTTAGGAAACGCAAGTCGTACAGATGATAGTTTGTATTCACTTGAAATGCGACATAAGTTTTTAACTGCACAACTTTCTGAAATTGCAAGTTTAAATGTAGAAGCATATAATCCAAAAGAAATAATAATTACTCCACCTGCACCAGAGATTATTGGAAAATCTTTTGATTGGAGTAAAGTTGTAACTAATATTAAATAATCATGGAAAAAGCAAAACGCACTACTAAAGAAGCAAAAGTTGTTTTAAACAAAAAGTTTGAGAACAAAGAATTGGTTAAATTTTCTTTTAACGAAAAAGCACCATTTAATAAAGAAGGTGAAATTGTAGTTATTTCTGGTGAACACGCAAATATTTTTTTAGCACAAGGTTATGGGGTTGTTTGTAACGATTAATGATTTTACTGGTAAGTTTGCAATTTCCACTGGAATGTATGCAAATACTAATATACAATCTTATATAGATAGGTATGAAGATATATATTTAACTGAATTGTTAGGTGTAAAACTTTATAACTTGTTTATAGCAGATTTAGTTAGCAATGTTCCAGTTACAGCAAAGTACACTAAGATAT